CACCAAAAAGAGTAGTTGAAAGTGTTACTAAAGAAATGTTCTTTTCTGAAATTGAAAAATTAAGAGCAGAAATTGCTGAATTGAAAAGTGTAAAAACAGAAACAGTAGAATTATCAAATGATAACATTGAAGTTTTATCACACAATCCAGAAGCTACTAATGAAGTTAAAATGAATTTATATTCTAAAAAAAGACAAGCTACAACATTTGATGTAGTATTGAATAAATTAAACAAATAATAAAAATAAAAATTAAATAAAAAATGGCTACAACAACAAGTATTACAACTACCTATGCTGGTGAGTTTGCTGGAAAATACATATCAGCAGCATTATTAAGTGCTTCAACTATCGAAAATGGTGGTATTGAAGTAAAACCAAATGTAAAATACAAAGAAGTAATTAAGAAAATTGCTACTGATGCAATCGTAAAAGATGCAACTTGTGATTTTGATGCAACTTCTACTTTAACATTAACAGAGAAAATTTTACAACCAGAAGAATTCCAAGTAAATTTACAATTATGTAAGAAAGATTTTCGTTCAGATTGGGAAGCTGTACAAATGGGATATTCTGCTTTTGACAATTTGCCACCTTCATTTGCTGATTTCTTATTAGCACACGTAGCTGCTAAAGTTGCTGATAAAACAGAAAGAAACATTTGGGCAGGTGTTACTGCTAATGCTGGTGAATTTAATGGATTTACAAGATTGTTAACTTTAGATGCTGGATTACCAGCTGCTCAAGAAGTTGCTGCTACTTCAACAAACATTACTGCTGCTGCAACAGTTATCGCAGAATTAGGAAAATTAGTTGATGCTATCCCAGCTACATTATACGGAAAAGAAGATTTATACTTATATGTTTCTCAAGCAACAGCAAGAGCTTATGTACGTGCTTTAGGTGGTTTTGGGGCATCAGGTTTAGGTGCTAATGGTACTAATGCAATGGGAACACAATGGTGGAACAATGGTTCACTTTCATTTGATGGAATTAAAATCTTTGTTGCAAATGGTTTAGCTCCAACAGTTGCTATTGCTGCTCAAAAATCTAACCTGTATTTTGGTACTGGTCTTTTATCAGATAACCAAGAAGTAAAGTTAATTGATATGGCTGATATTGATGGTTCACAAAACGTTAGAGTTGTGATGAGATTTACTGCTGGTGTACAATACGGAATAGTTGAAGATATTACAACTTATGGTATTACAAACGCTGCTAACTAATAATTAATTATTAATCAAAATAAGGGTGGTGCAAAAACACCACCTTTTTTTTAACTTTAAAAATATAAAAATATGGCTTGTGATATTAGTTTAGGTAGATTAGAACCTTGCAAAGATAGCAATGGTGGATTAAAAGCAGTTTATTTTGTTAATTGGGGTGATGTAACAGAAATTGGTTATGGTAGTGGTGATAATACTGATGCTATTGATGAAGTTGCTGGTATAGGTGCTTCAGTAAATGCATATAGATATGAGTTAAAAGGTAATTCATCTTTTACACAAACAATTACATCTTCAAGAGAAAATGGCACTACATTTTTTCAACAAGAATTAGCATTGACTTTAAAAAAATTATCAATAACAGACAACAAACAAATTAAACTTTTGGCTTATGGTAGACCACAAGTAATTGTTGAAGATAACAATGGTAATTTATTTTATTGTGGATTAGAACACGGAATGGATGTAACAGGTGGAACTATTGTAACTGGAGCAGCTATGGGTGATTTGAGTGGTTATACACTTACTTTAACTGGAATGGAACCAGTACCAGCGAATTTTATGTTAGGTAAATTAGAAACATCTGGATTTAACGTTATAATTACAGATTAAGAATATTGTTTTTTTGTTTTTTAATTAAGGGATGCTTTATGTGTCCCTTTTTTATTTTAATTCTATATTAAAACAATTTGAACTTACTTTTATTTTTAAATAAAAAGATAATGATAATTTTAAAAGAGCAAGTAGAAGAACAATCTTTGAAATTCATTCCAAGAACTTATAGTGCTACATCAATAGTTTTAGTAAATGAAATGACAAATGAAAGTACTACTATAACATCTGATTTTTATATAGATGGTTATTATCTATACACAACAGCTACATTTGATTTAAAAGAAGGTAACTTTTATACTTTATCTATTCTTAACAATACTGATGTAGTTTATAAAGACAAAATATTTTGCACAAATCAAGTTATTGCTAATTTTTCAATTAACGATGGTCAATATGTAGCAAATCAAACAACTAATGATTATATAGTTTATGAATAATTCAAATATTTCTATTGTAAATTTAAGTGCTTATACAAGTCCTAAAATACAAGAAAATAAAAAGCAAGGTTATATAGAATATGGTGATGATAATAACTATTTTCAATTTCTAATTGATAGGTTTTTATATTCAACTACAAATGGTGCTATTATTACAGGTATATCTAATATGATATATGGTAAAGGTTTAGATGCTTTAGATGCATCAAGAAAGCCAAATGAATACGCACAAATGAAAACTTTATTTAAACCTGATATGTTGCGTAAAGTATGTTTAGAGCGTAAACTGATGGGTATGGCTTCTATGCAAATAGTAAAGCAAAAGAATAGAATAGTTAAAGTTGAGCATTTTCCTATTCATACTTTAAGAGCAGAAAAATGTAATGATAAAGGAGAAATAGAAGCTTACTTTTATTGTGCAGATTGGACTAAAGTTAAGCCTTCTGAAGTATTAAAAAGAATACCAGCATTTGGTTTTGGCAATGGTAATGAAATAGAAATAATGGTTATTAAACCTTATTTACCAATATTCCACTATTATACACCAGTTGATTATAATGGTGCTTTAGATTATGCTTTATTAGAAGAAGAAATATCTGTTTATCAAATAAACGATGTAAAGAATGGATTTAGTGGAACTAAAGTTATCAATTTTAACAATGGTGTTCCAACTGAAGAAATGCGTGACCCAATTAAAGCTGATGTTAAAAATAAGCTAACTGGTTCAAGAGGTGATAAAGTAATTGTAGCTTTTAATGCTAATGCTGAAAGTAAAACAACAGTTGAAGATATACCATTAACAGATGCACCAGCACATTATGAATATTTAAGTAATGAATGTTTTAATAAGTTAATTGTAGGACAAAGAGTTACTTCACCAATGCTATTAGGAATTAGAAATGGTGATGGTGGTTTAGGTAACAATGCAGATGAAATAAAGACTGCTACGCTATTATTTGACAATATAGTAATTAAACCATATCAATATGAAATTATTGAAGCATTAAATGAAATACTATATTACAATGATATTAGTTTAAAATTATACTTCAAAACTATTCAACCTTTAGAATTTACTGAATTAGACAATGCACAAACAGATGAACAAGTAAAAGAAGAAACTGGTTTAAGTTTACACACTTGTTTAAGTTCAAATATTGCAGATGCTTTAATTGAAAAAGGTGAACATTTAGGAGAAGAATGGAATTTAATAGATGAGTTTGAAGTTGATTATGATTTAGAAGAAGAATATGATGCTGAAATTAATTTTATAAACGAAAAGAATAAAAAAAGCAAAAGTGCATTATCTAAAATATGGCAATTTGTTTCAACAGGAATAGCAAGACCAAATGCTAAAAGTCCAGAACAAGATGAAGTAGTTGATGGTGTACAATTTATTACAAGATATGTTTATAGCGGTAATGCTACTGGACAAAGAGAATTTTGCAATAAAATGATTAATGCTGATAAGGTTTACAGAAAAGAAGATATTATTGCTATGGAAAGTCAAGCAGTAAATGCTGGTTTTGGTGTTAATGGTGCTGATAATTATTCTATTTGGCTTTACAAAGGTGGTCCAAGATGTGAACATAAATGGTTACGTAGAACGTATGCAAATTTTGAAGGTGTTAAAATAGACCCTACAAATCCAAATGCAAAAGCTATTAGTTCTGCTACTGCTGAAAAGTATGGTTATAGAATAAGAAATGAAAAAGAAGTTGCTATGAAACCAGCAGATATGCCAACAAAAGGTTTTACACAAGAGTATTGGGATAAAATGGGATTTACAAATTAAGATATGGCACAAGCACTATTTGTTACGAGAGATGATATTGTAAAATTTACTGCATTAAACGGTAATATTGATACAGATAAATTTGTTCAATATGTTAAGATTGCACAAGATACACATATACAAACATATTTAGGAACACAATTATTTAATAGACTAAATGATGATATTGTAAATGATGACTTAATAGAACCATATACAACGCTTTTAAGCAAGTATATCAAACCTATGGTAATACACTGGTCTATCGTTGAAGCTTTGCCGTTTTTAGCGATTACAATAGCTGGAAAAGGTATTTACAAACATACTTCAGAAAATGCTACAAATGTAGAAAAGAATGAAATTGATTTCTTGGTAGAAAAGGCAAGGGATATAGCACAACATTACACAAATAGGTTTATAGATTTTATGTGTTTTAATCAAGCAGATTTTCCTGAATATAATGCTAATTCAAATGGTGATATGTATCCAGATAAAGATGCTTATTTTACTGGATGGGTACTATGATAAACAAATACAAGCCAAAACAAGCTAACATTAAGAAGTTAGAAATATTTTTAAAAAAAATAGAAAACAAAACTAAAGATGGGATTAAATTTTCAAAGCATTAAAGGAGACACATTTGAAGAAGTACCTTTTGAGATACTATTAAACGATGAACCATATAGTTTAGAAGATGCTATTATTAGAATGCAATTAAGAAAAGAATATGGTGGTATTCCAGCTTTATCTTTAACTTCAGTTGCAAATGCTGGTATAACAATAACTGATGATGTAAATGGTTTATTTAAGATAAATGAGCAGATAATTAATATTTGTGCATTTAATTATTTATATGATATAGAAATTGAATTTGGTGATGGTACTGTTAAGACTTACA